CGGTGAGGGTCCACCGGGTGAGGGGGTTGCCGGCCGCGTCGGTGCGGGGGGTGACGTCCAGCTGGGCGGCCTGCAGGGGGGAGGAGGTGTTGGTGTTCATGTCCGTTTCCTTTCTGTTGGTTAACTGAATGGACGTAAGCGATATTTCCACTGTGCGTGTTGGCCGTCAACCCGCGCGGCCGTGATTCCGGTCACGCGGGCGAGGGGCTGTTGGAAAAGCGGGGGAAAGTCCGGCCCCCTCGGACGCCGGAATGGCGGAGGGGACCGGACTTTGGGATGCCGCGGGGCCGCATGCCAAGAATACGACACCACAGCGAGCCGTTAACGGCACGCTGCCGTTGCGGATATCAGGACCAGAGGCGCCAACCGGACGACGTGCCACCCCCCAGCTCGAACGTCAACAGACGCGGCTGAGACGACTCCCCGCTAGCGTTCTGAAACCACGAGCTGCCCGGGTCCATCGTCGGCGCGCAGATGATCTGCCGGCTGTCGCCGACTGTCTGCACGGAGAATGAGTGCCAGTGCCCGTGCAGCAGCACCCTGGCGTCCTGCATCCCGGCAACACAGCCGAACGCCTGCCCGCGGAACCAATCCGCGACCCTGCTCTTCGAGCCGGCCGCGTGCCCATGGGTGACGCCCATGACCGTCCCGTCCGCGGCCCGCACGGTCAGCGATTCCAGCCGCTTCTCTGGCACCTCGAACTGGACATGCCTGTAGCCAGGGCGGCCGTCGATGATCTCCCGGATGTTGTCGGCGATCAGCAGGCCGTAGTCATCCCCAGGGAACGAGGCCCGATTGGACCGGCCAACCCCGGTGCGGACCTGGCAGTGGTTCGACGGCACTGCCACATAGACGACTTCCGGGGCGGTGCCCGCCAAGGACCGGAGCGTGTCAGCAAGGAGCGCCTGGGCGGTGCGGATCTGGTAGGTGAGCGGCAGGTCGTTGGTCTGCGCCTGCGACACCGTGTTGCTGAAACCTTCGGTAGAGTCGCCGCAATCAACGAGGATGACACGCCTGTAGCGGCCGGCGGCATGGTCAGCGATCCGGGCCACGGCGGAACGGACGCGACGGATAGTCCCCTCGGTGCCGCCGCCCCGGTCGGTCTTCCCGATCTGCAGGTCCGACACGACCACCACGAGCGTCGACTGTCCGTCCACGGCGTCAGGGGCCGCGACAGCCTCAGCGAAGATTGGCGCCAAGTCTTCGAACCGCTTCGCCCGCACCTCACCGCGCTCAATCACCCCAGGCTTGTACGTGATCTTCTCGTATGACCCGTCGTTCAGCCGCACCGTCTTCCCGCGGGCTGTGATGGCCTCTACGGGCACGCCAAAGTACTCGTCGACACCCCCCTGGCTCATCTTGCTGCGGCGCTTCAGGGCTTTCCTGTGCCTCCTGACGGCCGCCTCCGAGGTGCCGTACTCATCGGCGATGGCTTGGTTGGTGCGTCGCTGGTGCTGCGGCAGGCTGTCGTTCTCGAGGATTGCCTCGTCCAGGGGCGTCACTTGCCGGCCTCCTTTTTGTAGTTGTTCGCCCACTGGCGGAGCTTGAACATGTTGAACCCGGCCCAGTGGGCGATCGTGTTGCCGGTGCGCTTGTCGACCACGTAGCAGATGGGGGCGGCCGTGTAGTTGTTGGCGGCGGCGATTGCCTGGGCGGTGCCGTCGTCCTTGTACTTCGTCTCCAGGTACGGAACGTTGTTCTTCGTGAGGTACCGCTTCGAAGAGCGGCACTGCTGGCAGGACGGCTGGGATGCGATCATGATCTCGAATGAAGCCATTGGGTTGTTCCTTCGGTTTTATAAAGGTCTACGTGTAGTGAGGCGGGTGGGGGTACTCCCTGGGTGGTTTCCCCCCACCCGTAGGCCGTATCAGAACGGGGCGCTGAACGTGTTGGACGTGGTCGGAGCGAGCGCCTGCACGCCACCAGCCTTGTCGGACTTCTTGACGTAGCCGAGGAGCTTCGGGAACCGCACCTCGAGGGCGACGCCGGACTTGGCTCCGGACTCCCAGTTGCGGCGGACGAGCGCCCCGGCCACGGCCACCTGGTCGCCCTTGCGGAGGATGTCACCGAGGTAGTTCTCCCGGTCTCCGAAGAATGTGACGTCGATGTACAGCGGGTCGCCGTCGTCCTCCCATTGCTTCGTGTCCCGGTTCTGCTGGCGTCGGGTGGCGGCAAGCGCCAGCTTCAGCATCGCGGTGCCGGACTGCGCGTACTTGATCTCAGGATCTCTGGTGAGGGTCCCCGTAACGGTGATCTCAGCTGCCATTGGTGTTCCTTTCGTTGAAGAGGTTGATGATGGTGACAAGGTCGGTAACTGTCATGGTCACCCACTGGTCTTCGGGTTTGCCGTTGCCGTGTCTTTTGTGGATGACAAGGCCGGCGGCTCCCCCGATGTTCCCGGCTTCAGCATGCGCTTCCCGCGTCCACTTAGGCAAGTCCATTCGGGTAACGTTTTTGCATTCAATCGCGATGCGTTTGCCGGCAATGTGGACGCCGGCGATGTCTCCGGAGTCGTGGGCCCCGGTTTTGACCTGCCGGTCGACGTGGAGGCCGTACAGCCGGGCATCGAGGTGGTCGGCGATGAGCCGTTCGAACCTGCTGCCGGCAGTCTTCGCGGATCTCAGGTTGCGTCTCACGCGTCGCCCACTTCCTTCTCGACTCGGTCGTAGGTGGCGGCCAGCCGGTCACACAGGCATGCCCGCATCTCAGTGGTGTCTTCCTGCCTGGAGATCAGGTAGGTGAGGGTGTCGTCTTCGCGCTCCATGAGGGAGCGCAGGCCGTCGCTCACGGACTGAACCTTGGCAATGTTGTCGACGTACCTGGCGGCGTACCACGCTGCCTTGGCCATGTCTTCCCTATACGTGGACCCCGACTTGCTGCCGGCGCGGAGCGTGTACTTGAGGACATTGCCGTACAGGAAATCCTCGCGTTCGGTCAGGTCAATGACCTCGACCGGCCATTGCGTGTAGTGGGCGGGGTGGTTCACATTGTCGGTCATGCGATCACCGCCATGGGGGTGCCACGAGTGTCAGCGCAGTACTGGTCCCAGCCGCCGGAGCGGCCGGTCTTGACCGTGTTGACCATGAGCAGGCCGTCCGCCTGCTCGTAGCCGACACCGCCGTCGGCGATCACGGCGACAGGAGTGTCGTTTCCGTACCGGTCAGCGGCATCCTGCAGCTGCCCCATGAGGCGACCGATGGTAAGGGCGCCGGCTTCCCCGACGGCGTAGTCGCGGATTGGGGCTCCGGCGCCAGTGGATCCGAAGCCGCCCTGACCGCGGTCGGTGTCAGTGTCCACGACGCCGGTCTCCACGTCGATGGGCGTCCGGGGCAGGATGACCAGCTGGCAGACCCGTTCCCCGGCGGGGACTAGCGTGGGCTCGGCGAGGGCGGAAACGAGAAGCTTCAGGTTGCCGCGGTAGTCGGAGTCAATGATGCCGACGCCGTTAGGGATGATGAGCCCCTTCTTGCCGGCTGAGGACCGGAGGGTCAGCTGCCCGTAGTAGCCGTCGGGGATGGCGACGCGGATGCCGAGGTCAATCGTGTACACGGCGCCGCTGCGGACGAGGCAGGACTGCCCCTCGGGGACGTACAGGTCCAGGCCGGCGTCTGTAGTGTGCGCGCGAGTCGGGTCCTGCACGTTCATTGTCTTCTGGATGGTGACCTTCATGAGTGTTCCTTTCCGGCCGGACCGGGCACTGCGAGGGGCGCCCGGTCCGGCATTTGTGTGGTCAGAGGGCCCTGAGGGCCGCAGAGTCTAGGTGCCCCATCCCCTCCAGGACCTCGCAGAGGTCGTCGTGGAGGGCGCCTGCCGGGGAGCCGTCGTAAGGGAGGCCCCACTGGTCGACATCCTGGAAGGCGCACTCACCGTTCACAGTGAGGGTCCACCGGGTGAGGCTGTCGCCGGCGTAGTCAGGGGCCGTGTCGGCGTCGAGCTTGGCGGTGATCTTGGAGGAGGAGAAGGAGGCGACGGTTGCCATGGTTTGTGTTCCTTTCGGTTGATCTACGACTCCAGTATGCCTCATGTTCCCTGCGGATGTCAACCGAGGTGAATGGCGGGGATCGTGTCGAGGTCGCACAGGAGTTGGCGGTGGCAGATGAACGTCGTCTTCACGTGCTCGTCACTGACCACTCTCAGGACTTTCGGACGGAGTGGTGTTATCAGAGTGTGGCCCGCGCCCATCAGCACCGGCAGGTCTCCGTGCTGCTCGACAAGCCGTGTGAGGTCTTCGATCAGCGTGGTGGCCTTCAAGGCCTTGTTTTTGCTCACGTGTTCTACCTTCCGTTCCACGGGGACCGGTCTCGGCCCCTGGTCAAATCGTGCGGTTCTGCGTGGTACTTATCGATGTCGTCCTCATTCCAGGCGAGCGGGGAGTGGGCCCCGGAGCTGACTGCGGTTTCGTGGGCGGCTTGCGACTCCCGGTTGACGGGGGCGAGGTTGCATTGGTTGCGGGACCATGCGCATGCGATGAGGAGCCTGTCCTCTTCGGGCACGTACTCGCCGGCCCGCCCCCTCCGGATCGACTTGAGCTTCACGCCGGCCATGTCGGCGATCTGCCGCTCAGAGTGACCGATCCACATGAGTGACAGGATCCGACGCTGCACTCCGATCGGTGTGACAGTGCGGAGTTTCACTGCTCCTCCAGGGGCTCTGCGTTGATGCCGGACTCCCACTTGTCGATGATGGCGGACAGCGAGTCGGGGTCGTCCATGCTGGCGCCGGCCGCCTGCGCTTGCTGCCACACTTCGTTGGCGTCCCGCCCTGACTCGTGGCAGTAGTCCATGAGGATGGTGCGGGTCATGTCCCGCTGCGTGTGGTCCTCGTGCTGCTGTGCGGGCTTCTGCGGGGCGTCCCTTGTGGGCGTGGGCTCCAGCTCCTCTGGCGTGTACACGGTGCCCGCAAGGGCATCTGACGCGCCCTGACGGCACACCTCGGTGATAGCGCGGGCGCGGAGCATCTGCCTCGGGTACTGCTGCCACGGGCCGCGGCTGCCCCACAGTCCGGCGGCCTGTGCTTTCGCCTTATCCCAGGTGACGGTGAACTCGTAATCGGGGTCGTCGGAGCGGATCAGGGTGGCGGCCACGGAGTCACCGTCCTCGCGGAGGCGCAGCTTGTGGCCTGCCCTGCGCACGACAGCGCCCATCAGGTCCGCGGACATTGTCATCTTGCCGCGGGCCACGACCATCGATTGCATCACCTGCGTGTACGGGACGCCGAGCGCGTCGCCGATGTCCATGGCCCACACAATGTCGGCGGGCTTGCCCCGGTATTCGGCGGGGATCAGCGAGGACTGGGCGACGATCTTCGCGTGCTCGATACGGTCTGTCATCGGAGTGTTCCTTCCATCATTGTGCCGAGGAGTTGGTTGGCTACGTCCGCGGGATGCGCGTCGCATTGGTATGGCATGTCCACGGTCGACCGGCCGGCGTGCATGGTGACTCCGGCACGCCCAACGTGGACGGCCATGAGGTCCTGGTCACCCCAGTAGATGTGCAGGGTTGCGGCCTCGCTGTCAACCATCGGCTCCTCGATGAGAAAGTCGGGGCCGGGGTGGTCGCGGAGGCAGACATCGGCGATGACCTTGGCCATGGCGATCCGGTCTGCGGCACCGGCGTGACGGCCAATCATGACCACTCCTCCCGCGCGTCGTTGAGGGCCCTGCGGATCGCGTTGTAGATGGACTCCTTGGGGGCGTTCGGGTCGCAGACGTAGCGGCTGCCAGCGGCGTCGATGGCGTACAGGCCGTCCTCGTCTATGCCGGCGACCACGTTGCCGCGCTCGGTGCGGGCCTCGATGTACGGGGACCCGTGGGTGGTGCGCCGGAAAGCGGCATACTCGCCGGCGGCGAGGTGGTTGCGGATCGCTTCAAGGAGAGGCATGAGGAGGCGGGACTGGGAGAGAGGTGACATTGATGGTTCCTTTCAGCTGTGGCGGATGTTGATTGTTTGGGTGCGGCCGGTGGCTGGATCGGTGTAGGTGACGTGTTTCCAGTCGGCCATCTCAGCTCGTTCGACGCGCCGCCGGTATCTGGCAGCTGCGGCCTTAGCCGACTCGGAGCGATTCTTCATTGCGGTGTTCTGGGGGATATTCATGACAGTGGCAGGTTTCTCAAAATGTTTTCCGCGGCAGCTTCGGCATTCTCATATTCGAATACGGGGGCCTGCGGGAGCGGCTTGTTGGATGAGGCGACGACAATGTTGAGGTCGTTGTTTATGACTGCGACGCCGCGCCCTGGAATCACGATTGCGAACTTCTGGGCGTTACCCATCGCGGACATTACGGTGACCGGCTTGGCCTCGGCGGGGAACCCGCGCCGGCCGATTTCCTTCGCGATGTCATTGGCCATTGACCAGGGGTCCTTCTTCTTGCGGAAGCCGAACATCAGTTCTCCTCGAGGGAGAGGAAGCCTACGACGATCCGGCCGGCATCCTTGAACGTGATCGGGTAGGAGATGTGAGCGCCAAGCTTCGACACGTACACGATGCGGTTGTGGTGGACGGCGACCTTCGCAGTGCAGGTGGTCTTCCCGTCCTCGGTGATAGCGACCACGGCTGCGTCGGGGTAGCCGGCCCGGCCGACCTCGGTGGCGACAGTGCCGTAGCCGGTCGTGTTCTCGCGGACCAACTTCGCGATGAGGGCCGCAGTGTCGTTCTGGGCGGTGGTTGACAGGTACATGAGGTGTTCCTTCCTGAAGCTGTGAGAGCGTTTCTGGGGGCCGTTCAGCGGGCCGCCGGTGCCTGGTACCAGCCCCGGGCTGCGAGGGCCTCAGCGTGGCGGAGAGTGGCCTTCCTGCGGTTGCTGGACCGGGTGGCCTTGATGGCGACTGGCAGGCCGATGACGAAGCCGAGGACTCCGACCATGGTGACGTGGCCGGTGACCAGGGCCAGGGCCGAGGCCAGAACCCAGACGATGTTGAGGGTGGCGACCCAGGTGATGAGGGCGGTGGCCGGACGGCTGGGGAGCTGGACGGTGTTCATTTGGTTCCTCCTTCGTTGACCTGACGGGATCAATCTACGGCGTGTCGACACGCCGGTCAACCCGTGTCGCGGTGGCGTCGGTCACGATCCAGGGAGGCGAGTGGGGGTGCCAAAGTGGCACGAGGGGGGGGTGTCATTTTGGCACCCAAACCTTATCCAAGAGAATAAACACCCCCCTACCCCCCGTGCCGGGGTCCGCGGGGGGTGCACCCAGCCCCGACACCCGCCGGCGCCGGAGGCGGACAGCTGCGGACAGGCCAGCAACCGACCAGCCAGCACCTGCTACTGTTGGTCTCGTTGGTTGACAGCCAGCCAGGGTTTTTCGTTGTGTTCCCCCTGGCCGGCGCGGGGCCCGGGTTGAGCCACGAAGCTCCCCGGGCCCCAACCAACAGGCCAACAGAACACGACACCAGACACAACAAAAGAGAAGACATGAACTACTACAACACCCAGGTCATCGGGGCCATCAACATCCGCCCCTACTGGAAACGACACGACCTCACCGGCGGGGACATCGCCACCCTCACCGCACTCTGCACCTGGTGGAACTGCGAACACATCTACCCGTCATGGGCCGCACTCGAGCAACGATCCGGCCAGTCACGGAGAACAGTCGCCCGCGCCATCACCCACCTCACCGAACTCGGCGTCATCGAAACCCGCACAACCCCAGGCAACACCAACGAATACGCCATCCACCTCGACGCCCTCCTCAACCACGACGGCCTCGTAGCAGCCGGCGCCACCAGCCACGACCGCATCAACGAGAAGCCACGCACCTACAAGCCACTCACCCCCGTCGCCGACCGAGTCACCGAAGACGACATCGCCCGCGCACGAGCCCGGCACGACAAAGCCGCAGCCAAGAAGCAAGCACAGAAAGCGCAGGAAGCCCAAGAGCGAGCCGAATTCAACAACACGTACCCGGGCACCAAAGCCACCATCAGAGACTGGCAGAAAGCCCGACAGCACGCCACAGCCCAAGAAATCACCGCCGGCGCCAAAGCCTACGCAGACCAATGCCGCCGCCGCGAAACCCCGACCAGATACATCCGCACCGCACGCCGCTGGCTAGAAGACCACGACTGGGAGAACTACCAACCCACCCAGCCCGCCAACACCGACGACCTCCTCGGCAACCCCCGCATCAACGACGCCGACCTCGTCAACGCCGAACCCACACCCGAACTCATGGCAAACATCGCAGCCATGTGGGACAACGCCACCAACAACTGACCCGACCAGAAAGGAACACAAATGGAAACCACCACCATCGAACAATGCCTCATCGGCTCAGCCCTCGCAGGCAACGAAGCACAAACCGACACCACCTGGGCAACCACCCCAGACATGATCGCCAACACCAGATACGCCACCATCTGGGGAATCATCCGCGACCAATGGGCAATGGGCAGGATCCCCACACCCGCCACCGTTCTCGCTGAAATCCGGAAGCCAGCCACCGGCGAAGACATCCTCGACTGCGTGCACGCGTCAGTGAACCCCGCGGACGCAGACCACTACGCCCGCCTCGTCCAAGAAGCCTCCGCGAAACGAGACGTCCACGACGTACTCACCCGCGCCGAGCAGCTCCTCCAGGGCGACGCCACCGCCGCCGAGGTCGCCTCGTGGGCACAGTCCCACATCGGCAACACCGCACCCGACGGCGACACCGTCTCCATGCCGTCCCTCGTCGACCAGTGGTACACGGCTAAACGAGCCACCGGCGTCCACACGCCATGGGCCGCAGTCAACGACATCATCGGCCTCCACCGCGACGGCGGCCTCCACGTCATCGGCGCCCGCCCCGCAGTAGGCAAAACCTTGTACGGCCTGTACCTCGCATCCTGCGCAGCCCGCAACGACAGGCACGTCCTCTACGTGTCCATGGAAATGCCCGCCCGGGAACTCCTTCCCCGGCTCCTGTCCCAGGCCACCGGGGCCGCACTCAAGTACACGACCAGGGAAGAGCAAGCGCCCACAGATATCGCCGACGTCCTCAACCGTGCGGCAGCCCAGGTCGCGGCCCTGCCTATCCACATCAGCGACAAGGCAGGCATGTCCGTCGAGCAGGTCGCCGCACTCGCACGCACCCTCCACCACAAGAAGAAGCTCGGCGCCGTCGTCATTGACCACATGCAGCTCCTTGCCCCGTCTCGTGGCGTGCCCGGCTCATCGCTCCGAGAGATGGTCACCTACCAGTCCAGGGCGTTGAAAGAGTTGGCGTTGGAGCTGGACGTGCCAGTGTTCGCCCTGTCGCAGCTGTCCCGCGCGTCCGAGATGAGAGACGACCTCGCCCCGAAGCTCGCCGACCTCCGCGAGTCAGGCAGCATCGAACAGGACGCAGACACCGTCACCCTCCTGTCCCTGCCCGTCCGTAACGGCGTACCCGACCGGACGCGACTCGCCGTGTCCGTAGCCAAGAACAGGCACGGGGCAACAGGCGACGCCGAGCTCATCCGCCAGCCTGCCATGGCCGTCCTCGCAGAACCCACCCGAGAAAGCCACTGACAGGCGCACAGACAGGCGAACGCCCCCTACCTGGTACTCGGGTAAGGGGGCGCCCCTGTTAGGCCGGCAGCGTCGCTTACACGGCCTCCGTGTAGACAGGTGGGCTGGGTGCCATAAGAACACCCGCACCAACCGATAAGGAGACCGCACATGACCCGCACCCTCTACATAGCCGCCGTCCGCCTCGCCTCACTGCACCCCATCCGCTGGGCCCGCAAGCACGGCAACCACCCAGGCTTCCACCGCCGCTGACACCCAAGATCCCCCGACACCAACACGGCGCCGGGGGATCCGTCTGCCTCACTGCAATCACCGCACCACCAAACACCCGACAGGGACCAAGTACCCAGACGAACCGGGTAGCTCATTCCCGCGCCCGCGCCCCGTTGGGGCTATAACACCAAACCCGTATATATCTAGGTAGTAGATAGTAGGCACCTGTGGATATGTGGATAACCCCACCTTCCGTTGCAACCCCAACCATCCACAACCCACAACCACCTGTGGATAACTAGAGGGGTGCAGTGGATTACCTGTATGCACAACCACTTACCCACAGGTTATCCACACCCAAACCACAGGGATAGCCACAGGGTTATCCACATGACCCAGCACACACGGGAGGACTAAAGACCCAACCCGGGGGAAACCAAACACCAGAAACCCACAACCCAAACACCCCCCACCCAGAC